CTGAAACTTGGTCAGCCTTTGTTCAACAAAGAAAAATGAAGAAGGCTCAGATCACCCAACTGGTGCTAGACAGTATTTCCAAACAAGCTTCCCTTGCAAGCTGGAGTCTCGAAGATGCGTTGAAAGAAATAGTTGTTCGTAATTGGACATCTTTTAACGCTGAATGGGTAAAAGGCAAACAAGCACCAAAAAACGATTTTATGAAGGGTTTGATATGAGAGGCCATGAACACATCATTTCGTTAAGAAAACGTAGATTGCTTCCTGAAAGCATCTTTATCCAAGATTACCCAACACCCTTGACAGACTGGTTTGAGAACGATGACTTCCCTCATGTCTGTGTTCACGAAGATACGATAGAAACCCTTGATTTGCGGTTTTTAGTGGGAACAGTAGTCCACATATCAACAGAGTCAGAAAGTCGCGGAAAAGCCCTTTTAAACGCCTGTGTAAGGCATGGGGCAAGGACAGTCATTGCTTGTCAAACAAAACAAGTGATGCCTGAGAAACAAGAAGTAAGTTGGATGGAGATTTTTAATGGCTAATTACCTTGATGACAGTATTGATTTTTCCAAATATTTGAAGGAAACAGACAACCAAACCAACGTAAAAAGTGCTGCTGTTTACATTCCTGCTATCAAAAAGCAGATGCGAGACTCACACAAAGAACGTAAAGTTTGGATGCCTTGGGAGAAAGCCAACGATTCTTTCTACTTTCGACCAGGAGAGGTGACAGTCTGGGCAGGGATGAACGGACATGGAAAGTCCCAAGTCACTGCACAGATAGCTATGCACTTGTTAAAACAACGAGAAAAGGTCGCTATTGCAAGCTTTGAAATGAAGCCTGCTCAGACCATACGTTTGATGTCTCGGATGTACATTGGAACCAATCCCTTCACTCCTGAGTATCAAAACGAAGAGGGTTACGAAGTCCTTGATTTACTGTTAGACAAATTTGCTGCTTGGTCTAAGAACCTGTGGATTTACGATCAGACTGGTACAACAAACGTTGAAACCGTGATTGGTATGACCAGGTACTGTGCAAAGGAATTGAAGGTCAACCACATCTTTATTGATTCACTGATGAAGGTTGTTGGCAGTGAAGAGGATATGACCGGACAGAAGATGCTAGTAGCGGAATTGTTCTCGATTGCGAAGGACAACAACGTACACATCCACTTGATCCACCATGTTCGTAAACCTGCAAACGAAAACGTTGTTCCTGACAAGTACGACCTAAAAGGAAGTGGTTCAATTTCCGACCAGGTAGACAATGTCTTTACAGTCTTTCGGAACAAGGCTAAAGAAGAAGATATACGAAACAACGGAAAATTTGGAACGAAAGCTGCTGAGTTTGATTCGATCCTAAAGTGTTGCAAACAACGCCATTACGATGGAAGTGGTGATGGTGAACCGACTATTGCACTTTGGCTACACAGAGACTCAGGCCAGTTCTTAGGCCAAGCACTTGATCCTGTGTTCATCTATGAGTGACAGGGAAATCTTAGAGAAGGCAGAAGCTCGAGAGCTTGTCCCGTCTTACTACGCTACTGTAGAAAAGATAGGCAAGAAAGAAGCAGCAATTTGGTTGATGAAGCGTATTAGGGACATAGAACGCCACTACGGAATGGGATTCGAGCGAAGAGTGAGAACCTATATGCGTGAAGTGGACAACGAGGAATTGTTTAATGATTGAATTTAAAGTACCTGGTGAACCCAAAGGCAAAGGTAGACCAAGGTTTTCCCGTGTTGGAAAATTCACCAAGACTTACACAGATGCTAAGACCAAGATGTATGAGGAAAAGATAGCCTCTGCTGCTCGACTACAGATGTACCCGCATGAGCCAACAGCGCTGCCTGTAAGTGTGACTTTAGAACTTCATGTAGGTGTACCAGTGTCCTACTCCAAAAAACGTAGGTATGCTTGTCTAATAGGCGAGGAATGGCCTACAAAGAAACCCGATGTAGACAACATAGCCAAAGCATTCTTAGACGCAATGAATGGCATTGTGTACAAAGATGATGTACAGGTCATTCGTCTCTATGTCTCTAAAACGTACAGCATTGATCCCCATGTATATATCACAGTTCAGGAGGTGCTTCCATAGGTGTAAACCCCTAGTAAAAAAACGCAAAGAATGGTGGAAGTTCGACTAAGATAGAGCTTCCTTACAAAAAGGAACTCAGACTTTAATATTGCATAGGAGTTAAATATGAAATCGTTGATAGAACAGTATCGGGAAGAATTCCAAGGCATAGAGTATTGCTGCTACTGCATGGAACCCAAAGATGGCAAGCACTCTTGCTGTCAAGAAAACCACTTTATCCCCTTTGAAGACTTTGATGATGCAGATCAAATGCACATCATTGACGGAGAAATAGCACTTGCTTCTTGGCAAGCTGAAAAACAATTGGAGATGGCAAATGGACGTTAATGCACTACTCAAGCTCAACGTAAACGAGCATACGGAGAAAAAAGGTAACCTTACCTATCTTTCATGGGCATGGGCATGGGCAGTGGCTCTCGAGGCTGATCCACTAGCTCACTTCCAAGTACAGATGTTCGATGACAAATGCTGGATCGACATCAATGGCACTTATATGGTCTGGGTAACAGTTACCCTGTTTAACAAGCCTATAACGTGCCAATTGCCGGTCATGGATCACCGCAACAAAGCTATCCAGCATCCTGATGCTTTTGCAGTCAATACAGCGATCATGCGTTGTATGACCAAAGGTCTATCGTTGCATGGTCTTGGCCTGTACATCTATGCCGGTGAAGACCTGCCGCAAATGAATACAGCCTTGATCGACCAGGTTGTGGAGGCCATCAAAGGTCTACACGCCAAGGGTGACTTAGCAGGAATGTATGGAGAATGGGAATCCATCTCTGACAACGATGTTCGTCTTGCAGTGTGGGAAGCACTAAAGATTGACAGTAAAGTACGCTCTGCTATCAAAGCGTATAAATCTAAACTTGATGAGGAAAAAAATGGCTGAATATGACAACACAAACCGAGGTTCACTCTTTAAAAACGGTAAAAAAGAAGAGGAAAAACACCCTGACTACAACGGGTCTATCAACGTAGAAGGTACAGAGTACTGGCTCAATGCTTGGATCAAAGAATCTAAAAAAGACGGTACAAAGTTCTTCTCTCTTTCTATCAAAGAAAAACAAGACTCCCCCCGTCAAAGTTCTGCACCAACCCGTAAAACAAAGGTCGATGACGATCTTCCATTCTGATGAACACACTACTTAATCCACAAACAGGCGAAGTACTAACCGAGACACCTACTTGCTGGGTATCTACTACGGGTGAAGTACTTTTAAAAACAGAAGTTTCGCAAGAGAAACAACGTAAACCATCCCCCGATTTCTCAGGAATTATTGAATATGATTACACTAGTATTTACGGTTGAAGAGGTCAACTCTATCCTGTCTGCTTTGTCTAAGTTCCCATACGAACAAGTCAAAGGACTGATTGAGAAAATCCAAGATCAAGGAAACGCCCAGGTGCAACCAACACCTGCCGGTTTAGACGAATAGCATTAGGGGGAAAACGGATGTGAGTACCCCGCCTTTAAGGAATAGACATGAAAAAGTTATTGACATTGATGAAAGAGCCGTTCAAGAAACCTAGTCCTCTTGAGCTTATTGCCCAACAACTTGCAATAGCGCATATAGAGCTTCTACAAGCAGAGCAAGGGGTTGACTACGCTAACAGCATTGTGGAGTACAACAAGGCCGTTATAGCCCGTTTAAACGCACGACTTGAGGTGTATAAATGACATGGCCTTTCCCTACAACACCATTGCCTGACAAACCATACAAGCGTATACCCATCAACCCTGACAACTACGAGGATGCACCGTTATGACTGAAGCTGATAAAGCTTACATGGAGCGAGACAAACACGACCCAAATCCAGCAGACGAAGTGTTTGCCAGCGTCAAGGCGCTGATCGCTGTGATTGCAATAACAATAACAGCGGGGCTGCTATATTATTTCTTGTACCAATTGACTTATAAATTGGGGTGACTAATGAACGAACGGATTAAAGAACTTGCTGAACAAGCATATGCGCTATGCGGCAAACATACTAATAACTATGACGGCCCCGCGTTCGCGGAAAAGTTCGCCGAGTTGATTGTGCAGGAATGTGCTGGTGTTTGCCACACGCATGGATGGG